ACCAAGAACAAAATTTACGACTTTGCCTACTCCATTAACGATATGTGCAAACGCATCTTTGAGATGCATGACACCTAACATAAGAACATCAAAGACAGATTCAAATCCAAGTGCGTCACGGAGTTTGGTGAGAGCAAAACCTATACCAGCAACAACTGCCCCAATACCCAAGGCAATCGCAACAAGAGGAATAAGTGGAACAAGAACAGCCGCAAAACTTGCTATCAGACCCGAAATAAACCCACCTATGGCTGGTAAGAATGATGTAAACATGAATATTCGAAGTCCATTGGCGGCTGAGACTACTAATTTCATAACTTTAAGAATTTTACCACCAAGAGCCTTACCAGTGGCTATTAGATTTGCTACTAGACTAATCACTCCTGATTGCACCAATAATAAAGCAAATCTAATTTTCTTGAAAAGGTTTGCAAGTTTAATGAATATCTTAGCACCAATCACAGCCCCTGCGGCAACTACCACACCTGTTACGACTCCTGAAAAATTATCTGAAATAAATTCAAATAAAGGAGTTAAGATATCTTTTAAAAAATTAAATGTAGATATTAAAGCAGGAACAAGTTTATCATTCGCAAAAGCTTTTACTTTGTCAAGGTTTTGAATAAGTTTTATGAATACTGCCGCACCGAAGATACCTAAAGCAAGTTTGAATATCTTATTAAGAAAAGTAGGTTCTTTTATATCGTCTCCAACTACTTTCTTTGCGGCATCTGCTTTATCTCCTATTTTTGCCTCTCTCAAGGCCTCAAGGTTTTTCAGTTTATCTGCCTTGGCATCTGCTCTTTGTTTTTCAATTAGTTCAACTTGAGCAAGTGTAGCATCGTATTGTCTCTGAGCAAAACTTCCCAAGTTCTCAAACGCTTTTACAGTCTGAGCATCTACTGCTTTAAAAAATTTAAATCTATCTGCCTCTGCTTTGGCAACCTTGTTCATCCTTGCTTCATTACGTTCTTGGGCGGCCTGTTCACCAATGAAAAAGCCTTCAATAGACTGTTGATACTCTTCAGCCCGTTTACCACTTTCTTTGAGTTCTTGCACTACTTTTTTTAAATCAGCCATATTTCTTTTCTTGCTCTTTGATTCTTTGATTCTCTTCTTCTATCCATTGCTCTAGAAGTGCAATATATATTTGTCTCTCCCAAGGTATCATAGTATCAATTTCGGTCAACGAATACTTATGATGTTGCATCAACGAAAAGTTTATTTTATAATACGCCTCAAGACTTGTATGTGAGAGGCCTATGAAAAAAAATCTTGAAGTCCCTCCAATTTATGTTCATTCTTATGACCACAAGATTCACATTCCCATGTGATATTCAAACCGAGTGAGGGCATATTGTTAAGATGTGAACTAAGACTTTCGAATTGTTGATTCGTCATGGAATCAATAAATTCTTTTCTCTCTTTTGGAGTTGCCTCACCCATCAATATTCTTTCATCTTCTGTGATAACAGCAACTAAACAACTCTCCATCATCGTGAAAGCAAAATCAACTTGTTTATCATCAATCGCTTCTGATATGTTTTCATAAACACTTTTGTAAGTTGGATACCTAACTTCCATAGAGATAGTATCAGTTAGTTCAACTATATTACTTTCTGGCACTTTACTCATGTCAACTTCGGCTTCGGTAAGATTGATTGTAACACCTGTTTGATGCTCACAATCAATTGCTTGACACTTTGCGTCCACTTCAGCAGTTTCACCAACAGACTTTGCACGAATCTGAGTGAACATGTATTCAACATCAAATGTGGTCAGTGTTGGAACATCAACCTTTTCATCACAACAAGCACGAATGGTATTCGCCATTGCTTCCATAACTTGTTTCTGGTCACCTGTCTCATTTGCCATCAACATGACTTTTTCTTCTTTGACCAGATATGGTCGATAACCAATATTTTCACCTGTAGACGGAACTGTCATGGTGTAGTTCGGTGTATCATTCAGTTTAGGTAATATACCCATAATATTCTCCTATAGGAATTTTCTAATCATTTCACCAGCGAGACCTTCAATAAAATTAGTCCCTGCTGAAGTTGCTTGTCCCTTCCAGTTTTTATATGACAAGGATACGGACAATTCAAGTAGTTGTGCTTCATCACTTAACTCAACAGCATTTACTGTTGTAGGATATGCTTTCTCTAACACACAAGTATAAACAACTTGGTCAGGTGTTAGTGCATTCAAATCAAATTCGCCCTGTGCAAAATCAAGAGGGCCAAGTCTTGGTAATCTACCACGAATAGATGAGGGTATCTTTCCTGCGTCAAAAATCTTTTTCTTTTTGACAGGAAAGGACACACCCTTTTTAAGTTGTTGAATGAGAACTGGATGAGTGTAATCATTGTAATATCCAATCTCTCCTGTATCATCATTCACTGCGAGTTTCTGCCACTGTTCAAAATAAGTCTTGACTTTATAATCATTCAACAGATGAAAAGTCAAAGTGACATCATCAACAAGATAACCATATGCAATTTTGGATGTATATATGCCTTTCTGATACTCTGTTGATGTCAACTGACGGCCAGGGAGACTCGCTGCCTTACACAAAAGGTTCATTGCTCGTGAGTCATCACGAAGTGGTGGTAATATGACACGGAACAGATTGCCCATTGCCATACCGCCTGCTTTTGATATTTCTGATTTGAAGTCGTCAATTCTAAATGCCATTATCGGTCTCTTATCATTTCTCTTGAGTCTGAGAATACCTTTGCAGAGTTTCTCTTACGGAATTGTGCGGTTGGAAGAAATGTCGCAATCTCCCATTCAGGTGCAGGGACTTCACTAAACTTACTCTTGACATGTGCATTGAGATAGTGTTTGAAACATGGTTTGAAAAATCTGAGTTTCGCAATACTTTTTAATTTACGATATGTGATTATAAATCTTGCGTTTTCACTTGTCTTACTGGATTGCAAGTCCATCAAGGAGTCAAGAAACTTCGCACGAAGAACAGGTGGTAGATAGTGTAGATTCAATCCATAGAATCCACCTTCTGCTGGCCCAACCACAATAATCAAAGGAAACTTATCATAGTATGGTAATGTGTCTTTGGTCTTCGGGTCATAGAAGAACATCTGCATTGTTCCAATTGTGTCCCTACCTCTTTTGAGTTGCGCTCGTCTTTTTAATGGTTCTTCTTTCATCAACTCTTGACGATTGATTGACCTCAGATTTCTTGCTTTATTACGAAACCACTCACGACTTTCTTTGGTGCGTGGATTTATTCCTGCACGAAATGCCTGTATCTGTAATCTTTGAAATAAGTTACTCATGTGTCTATTTATATAGTTTAAGCATCAATAATTTCAAATAGTTCTGGTTCATATGCTAATCTATCAGATGTTTGCATATTTCCCTTTTTCTTATGTTCAATCATACTACCAAATCGAGGAATAATTGCATGTCTGACAGGTGCTTCAGGGCCAAGATAACGAAGACAAGGGCGTGCATATCTAGACATATTTCGTATTCTCTTGTCACTACGAAAATTCAAACCGATGAAATGTTCACATAACGAAAAAGGCCCTCCATTTATAGGATTATTTTCTACAACATCACAGAGAAATCTTGCATATGATGGATTAAACATAACTGCTTCCATACAATGCTGACCGAAGTATGTGATATCAACATAAGGATTGTGTGTGATATATTCAGGTTTCTTGAGATATGCATCATGTTCAAGAATAAGAATGGGACGATTTTTATCTGCACAACCTCTCCATAAAAGATAATGACTTAGAAAACATGCCTTCTCAACCTCGTTTGGTTTTTCCCCCCACTTGATATGTGGATAGTATTGAACTTCGTCAGGTGTGATAGCATCAAATATAATAATTTCAAACCCTGCATCTGTCCATGTCTTAGAACAAATCTCAGCATATGTTTCACTGACCTCGTTACCCTTTACTCGTATCATCCAAATATCGAAATTATTCATTTCTTTTTCCTTGAATATGGTTTGAGTGGTTTGCTTGATTTAGGAATAAGAGACTTCAAAGGTTCGGTCTTTTCTGTCCATATCACAAAATGCCATCCTCTGTCAAGTGCATACTCCTTTGCGGCTTCCCATTTGTTCATATTCTTTACGAAAGTCATTCCCTCACTAATATATCTTTTGGTTCGTCTCTGGCCTGTCGGAGGTTTTGTCTGACCGTCTGGTTTTATCTCAACGAGAAATGTCTTACCATCTTTTGTTTTAATTTTTAAATCCATGAAGTATCGATGATATCTCTTGTCAACTTCATATAGATATGGTATAATAACTTCCTCAGAAGACCACTCAACTACATTTGAGTTATCATCACACCACTTGAATGCATACTTCTCCCATAGAGAACGATATATGACGTTTGTATGGTCACCTTTATACTTAGAGGGATTTTTTACTTTATATCTTCCAGAATATGCCATCAAATCACTATAAATAGAGAAAACACTTCTATTTATTAGGAAAAGAAATGGCAGAACCAGAGAGATTACCACAAGGTGCAGTAGAGGCAAAGAAAAGAAAAGTTCTTGAGTATCCTCTTAATAATCCTGATGACTACAAAGGTAGATTAGTTTTTACAGTTCTTGAAGACCCAGCGACAGACCTTTCAAATCTGACAGACACGTTTGT